AGCGAGTTGTTGCGCGACAGTACATTTCAGAACGATCTTTGTTCTACATCCCAGAATCTAGGCAGGGTGAAATCGTGCGTATGCGTATGCAAATTCTTAGACGCCCAGAAAATAAAGAGCTACTTTCTGCTCTTCGTAAAACGGATGGGTATCAGATAGAAGCAACGCATTTTTATATTAAGCCTGAATTTTACGCAAGATTTGCACAGGAAAATCCTCAGTTGCTGCCTGCGTTGGATAGGCTTACAGAAGAGTTTCTTACTGTAACCAGAGAAATACACGCTGGTTATTCAGAAGAATTTAGAGCGGCTCTAAACGCTGAAGACGTATACGATCTGCCTATCGGAAGCAAAGTGCGTGCCTCTGCAATAGCACATCTACAAGCCGATGATTCTATCAAAAAATTTAAAGACTACTGGGGCAGCAAGGATAGAATGTATAAGATTCCTCCGCAAATAGACTTGATTAGTCGCGAGGAATATGATCCGAAGTATCGGCCCATGATTGTGCCCGATTCTGCACTACGACAGTTTATATACGGCCCAGAGAAGGCAGAAAGATTTGCACAGGATGCAGAGCGGCAGGGACCACCTGCGCCACCTCCTGAACCTACCCCTTATCAACGCAGTTTCTTAGATAAAATTCTAGGTGTAACACCTGCGTATTGATTCGTCAGCTACCCGCTAACGCGGCCCTGACACAACCGGAGCGGCTACCTACACGCCAAAGTAGCCCCGCTAATGAGGTAAATAAAATGGCAAAAAAAGTTCGAGGCCACCGTGCCAACAAACCCAATGATTCCTTTGGAACAATCAACAGCGAAACTCTTTACAAAGGTGCCTACCGCGAGGAGGTATACCAAGACGAAGACGAAGAAGCTGTAGAACAACATGCGGAGCAATCCGAGTCGGATGAAGAATCCGAACCAAATTTTGCACAGGGTGCAGAGAAAGCGGAACACGACTACAAGAAGCGTTACGACGATCTCAAAAAACACTACGATGCAAAAATTACAGAGTTCAAAGCAAAAGAACAAGAAATGACGGCGACCCTTTCACAAGCTACTCGCCAACAGAACATTTCTTTGCCCAAGTCACCTGAAGAACTCGAAGCATTCAAGGAACAGTATCCCGACGTATACGATGTCGTCGAGACTATTGCAACCATGAAAGCAGGAGAACGTGCAGGGGAACTGGAAAAGGAACTCGAAACGATCCGCGAAAAGGAACAGAATACTAGGGTACAGGCCGCGTACCAAGAACTGACAAACAAACATCCGGACTTCAATGAACTACGTACGGATGAGCGTTTTCTCCAGTGGCTAGAAGAACAACCCGAGAACATCTCGGATGGCATCCTGAAGAACAACACTGACGCCCGTTGGGCATCTCGTGTTCTTGATCTTTACAAGATCGATGCTGGCATCACCACTAAGAAGCGTGCCAAGAAGAGCGAGTCTGCTGCAGCGGCTGTAAACTCTCCAAAGGCACGTGACATTACGGGTGAAGCAAAGGGGACTGATCGGATTTGGAAAGCCTCTGAAATCGGTCGTATGAAGCCGTGGGAGTTCGAGAAGCACGAAGCTGAACTCGACGCCGCACGGGCTGAAGGCCGAATAGACTACAACTCTTAAACCTCAACAAAGGAAGGACAGATCAAATGGCTTTTGATTCTGCTGCAGGTTATGGCAACCTGCCTTCCGGTAACTTTACACCGGAAATCTTTAGTCAAAAGGTTCTCAAATTCTTCCGTCGCGCTTCGGTTGTAGAAGACATTACGAATACCGACTACGCTGGCGAAATTGAGAACTTTGGCGACACCGTCCGCATTATCAAGGAGCCGACAATCACCGTCTCCTCGTATACTCGCGGCTCGGTTATCAACGCGCAAGACCTTGCTGACGATCAGATCACTATGGTGGTCGATCAGGCAAATGCTTTCTCGTTTAAGATTGACGACATCGAAGAGCGTCAGTCTCACGTTAACTTCGAGGCACTCGCTACTTCTTCAGGAGCATTCTCCCTGAAGCGTAAGTACGACGCTAACGTCCTTGACATCATGGCAACTGACGCAGGTCTCAACGGCGAGTCCACTGCTACCACCACCCAAATCTCGGGTATCGGTACGCTTGGTTCCGCCCTTGATATCGGTGGTGCATCCAGCCCCGGCGATACTGCTGTCAACACCATGCTGAAGATGGCGGAAGCACTCGACAATGAATCGGTTCCGGAAGAAAACCGTTGGTTCATTGCTCCCCCGGCATTCTACAAGCACCTGTTTTCGGCTGGTGCGAAGTTCGCAGAAGTTCAGGTAACTGGCGATGCGACTTCCCCGCTGCGTAACGGTCTTGTTTCGCTGGGCAACATTGCTGGCTTCCAGTGCTACAAGTCCACCGCCCTCGTCTCGAACGCGGGTACGGATCAGGTAACGCTGACTGGCCTTGCTACGGACGGCTCCGAGAACGTGATTCTCGGCGGTCATATGTCCTCAACGGCTACCGCTTCGCACATTGCGAAGACCGAGGTTGTCCGTTCGACTGAAACCTTCAGCGACATCGTTCGCGGTCTGCATGTCTTTGGTCGGAAAGTTCTCCGTCCGGAAGCCATCGTCCGTGGCGTTGTTAGCCTCGACTAGTAGGGAGGACTGAGTAATGGCTACTTATGATCGTACTATTACCGGCGGCGGCACTGTAGGGCATCCGGGCAACCTGCCCCGTCCGTACATCGTCACCTCCCCGGTTTACGACGCGGTGGATAACACCTCGCTTGCTGGCGCTGATATCGTCAAGCTCATCGATCTGCCTGCAGATACGATGGTGATCGGCGGCTGTCTTGAAGTCCTTGAGGCTTCGGGCAACTCGTCTGTGACGCTCGATGTAGGCACCAGCACTGACGTTGACTCGTTGGTTGACGGTGGCGCAAGTAACGCTGCTGCAATCATCCAGTTCAACTTGAAGGCCGCAGCAATCAACATGGTTACTGCTGCCGACTCTGTTCAGGTGACTGTGCTTGACTCCGGATCGTCCGGTACGACTGCACTGCGTTTCCGTGTACACGCCGTCCTGTGCGACGTGTCGCAGAACCCTGTTGAGTCTGCTACCGTTTCGACTGGAACGTAATAACCCATGTCAGGGGGGCGTCTTGCCCCCTTGACCCTTTTACTTATATATGATATAAGCAGGAACCCCTGCCGGGAAAATGACAGGAGTCTGGCTTATGAACTATATAACAAGCAATGTACCCTACTTCAAAGCATGGGTACGTAGAGAATACACAACGAATCATGACCGCTATCAGGGCGAGTTTTTACACGCAATGGTGATAGCAGTCACGACTCTGCCGATGCGTACCCTATCCTTTCAGGTGTTGTTTACAGGGTGTGACGAGGAAGAGAATGTACATGGCGGTGCAATGTGGGCACGTATGCCTCTTACAGCACTTGTAGGTGACACGCCCTTCGACGAATGGCCCGAACCTATGCCAACGTACTTAGCCCAGCCGTGGGACTGTCAGTCACATCACCACTCGGTGTTTGTATTCAACAGAGCCACACCGTGTCCGTGGTTGGCAAAGATAGATGGAGAGTTCTATCCTGCCAAGTATTACTTCACAGTAGACTACACAGACACAGAAGTAGCAGATGACCCTGCACAACACAAACAGAGTCATGTGCTAGAACTACTCGATGCGGGTAAATGGACAGGCAACATCGTTGCATTACCCAACAACAGAGTACGAGTCACCAACCCTGCGTGGTTTGTGACAGGCGAAGGACCACCAGACTTTGCTCCAAGTCAGTGGGTCCACCACTCGAAACAAGACCCGAACTACGTAAGTGACACGGCACGGGTATTCGACAACCTCTATGCGGAGAGCGATTATGAAGAAGATGACGATGAAGAGTAAAGGCATGAAGCGCGGCGGCAAGACCAAAGCCAAAGGCATGGCTAAGGGCGGTATGCGTGGTGGCCGCAGAATGCCTATGATGAAGAAGGGCGGCAAGTCCATGAAAGCCAAAGGCATGGCAAAGGGCGGTGCAACAGGGGGCAAAAAAAAGATGGCAAAGAAGCCAGCAATGACCCTCGCATCGATCCGTGCTGCTGCCAAAGCAAAGGGCTACAAGCTCGTAAAGGAGTAGTCAGATGGCACGTCGCGGACTATATGCCAACATTGCAGCCAAGCGTCGTCGT